AGCCGCCTTTGTCCGTTGCTAAGTAGTAGTCTTCGCCCAATACGGCTATAGCCACAATTTCGGCCAGCTTCCGGGTTCCGTTTGCGGCTACGTTCTTAGCCGTCTTCAAATAGTCTTCGTCTGTCAGCCGGGCTTCGTCTATTTCAAGCTGTACCCAAATCGCGCTAAGACGGTCTAAGGTGGAAAGCGTAGGTTCCTGTATCTTGAAGACGCGGTTTTCGGTCACGGTCTCGCGTCTCTTGAATAAACCCAAAAAGCCGGGCTTCCGGCGTTTGTATTTCAGCGTCACGTCAAACGTAACGCCTTCCTCAATCATAAGCCTTAGTTCGTTCTGTTCCTGTTCTAAGGCTGCTAATTTCTCTTTCTGCTCCATGCCTTTAATGTAATTAAGCCCACGTCGAAAACGCGCTAACGTATCGGCGTGGGCTTCGATTTGGTAAAGTATGAACTACAAAGTAATCGCTAAGAAACGGCGGCTACGGTAATCTTGTTTCCGCTGGCTGGCTTCAAAGCTATTGCGCTCACGTTTACGAGGAACAGCCCGCCGCGTCCGTACTGGCCATCGAGCTTGTAGGACACTTTGGCGCGGTTGAAGGTCAGCTTTAAGCCCTTCTTCGGCGTAATCTCCAAAATGCCCTCTTCGCTGGTTCCGGCCTTGGCCGCGAGGGTTGCGTCAGGATCCATCACTTGGAAGGTGGCGCGAATTGCGCCCGGACGCTGGATAATCTCTATTGGGTCATCCTCTTCCTCTGCGTAGAACTCGGTAGTTTCGGGGTCATCCTGCGAAACGGTGCAGCTGTCTTGGTAGGTAAGGCCGAGCGACGCAAGGCTACCAGCTGCTGCGCCGAACTTAATGCTTGCCAAACCCAAAGTTACAACTCTTGACATAATTTTGAATTTTGTTAAATGTTAATGAATATTCCAACTAATACGGAGGTTTCGGTAGTGCTGTTTTACCTCCAGCTCCTTAATTGTCACGTCCTGCTCAATCTCAAATTCTAAGTCGGCTACGTTCTGAGCGTCTAAGAAGTCCGTAAGCGCGTCGCCTATCACTCGCAAGCGTTCCCGGTCGGCTTTGTACTGCTCTTTCCCGTTAATGCTTACCTTTTTGTCGGCTGCGTAGATGTTCACGTTTGAGGTTCCTGTCTGCGGCTTTTCGTGCGTTACGGTAATGGTGTTAATTACGATGTCTTCCTTCGTGCTATCGTCGGGGCGTTCACCCTGCGGACAGACTACGCCGGAAATCGCTATAACGCCTTCGTTCACCGCTTGCGTGATAAGCTGGTAAAGAATATCGTCCGTGTCTATGCTGCTTACTTTTCTCATTGTATAGCGTCCTTAATGTTCGTTATCAAATTCTTCATTTCGCGCTCTAAAAGTTTCCCGGCTTCGGTCTCGGCTGATGTCAGCACGTCGCGCCCCTTGCTCTCAACGTAAACCGCGTAGTGCATACCTGCCACTACTATAAGGGTGTAGCCCTCTGCGTACTGCTTGGCTATCCTCATAGCCAGCCTTTGGCCTGTATTTACTCCTACATGCCCGCCCTTCACGGCTTCAAAAGCCACGTTTATAGGCTGGCCGTCTTTGCAAACGACGTAGCCAATAGAAGAGCGTAGGTTTCCCGTTCGGTCGGTAAATCCGCGTTCCGGCGGTATCAGCTTTGCAACCGTTACCACTTCCTCGCCGATTCTGCAAAGGCTTTCTATTAGCTGCCTTTCCACTTCATCAAGGAACAAACGAAACGTCGCGTCTATGTCACCTTTGAACTTTGCCGTTAAACCCATAACCTGTTATGTAGCCTTCCTTCGTCGAATTTGAGACATTCGCCGGAAATCCTAACAATCCCTTCGGCCTTGGCACTCTCTACAAAGTCTTCGCCTTGGAGCCTTTCGGCTGCTACTTCAACCGTCGTAACAACTATTTCCGTTCCTTCGGGTATGCGCTGAACCCCTGCGGGTATCTGCACCAAAGAGGAAAACTCCCGGAATACGCCGTTAGCTGCCTGTACCTTGTTTCCCTTGCCGTTTGTTTCCTCCCTGCAAGTTCCGCAAAGCTCGTAAGCTGCGGTTCCTTCCGTTACCCAGCTTCCGTTAGCGTTCTGTACGGCTTCGCCGCTGGTGCGCTTATATAGGAAGTGCGGGTATTGGTTGTTAATGACTGCCGAAATATCTACCATATATAACTCTTATTGCGAACCTTCGGCTTGTCGGCTGGAATGATGCCTAACTCGTCGCAGGTTTGGTTGTACCACAATTTCACGGCTTCCATGTTCCACGAAACGGAATAGCCGCCTTCGCTGACGTTAGCCAGCGGGATAATGCTGGCGAACTCCTTTACTAAGGCTGTCTTTGCCGTCCTCGCGTCTACGGTCGCTTCCGGGTCGGCTATCAGCTCCGTTTGGTTGGCTAATATCAAATCCACGTCTTCCGTGGAAACGCCGAAACGCCGGGTAGTCTTTGTAAACCATTCTTTGTATGTCATTGCCTTGTGCTGTTGGGGTAGGCTTGGGCGGGTAGCTTCCGGGCTTTCACTTCCTTATGCTGCCCGCCTTCGCCTGTGGGGTTAGTGGCTCCATGAGCTGTGCGTAACGTCTGCAAGGTAGGTGCGCGAAGACGAAAGCCACGCGGGGAAGGCGTTAGCTACGCCCATCGTAACCTCTTCTACGGGTTCCTCGTTTGCAAACTTCTTAATCATGGTGTGGCCGTTCATGGCCTTAATTGCGGCTGTGCCTTGGAGCTTCATGTCTGCCGGGGTCTTCCAATAGGTGTAACCCAGCTGCTTCGTCTCGCTGAACATAACCACATCGTCGGCGAACGGGTTGCCGCTGTAGGGGCGCGAACCGTCTGCAAGCTCCAGCGTGATGTCCTGGTCTATTACGACAATCTGCAAGCCGTAAAGGTACTGCAACTTGCGCATAGCCTTGTTCACGGTGTCCAAATCCGGCGTGTCCAGAACTTCAAGGGCGTTAGCCGCAAAGCTGGCACACTTCTTTTGCACCTCTTCCGTGTCGGCAAACTTGGCGAAGGTGTCTACGTTCATAAACGCAAACTTCAAGTGAATACCTTTTGCACGGGCGGCTTTAACGATGGCTTTGAAGTCCTTGGTAATGGGCTTTGCGCTGGTGTTATCCCACGATGCGGAGCCTGTCTGATAGCCCACTTTTTGGTCGGCGGGTATCTCATAGTCCACGTCGTACTCTGACAAAACGGAAACGTTGTTGTCTTTGGTAAGGGTAATCTTACCGAGGGAAATCTGCTGCAAGGCCATCCACTCCAAACGGGCGGCTACACCCGTCCAGCAGTACTCCGTATCTTTTGCCCACGCTTCAACCAAAGCGCGAAGGTCGGGGTTCTGCGAAGTCATGGCTACCATTACGTCGTAATCGTCCAGCTCTTCGTCGTTCATGGTGCGCTTAATCGCAATCTTGGGGATGTCTCCCTGTATGCGGTTGAGGGCTTCTCTGGTCTTTTTGTCGATGCTCACTCCACGCGCTACCAAATCGGCGGCAATCTTCAAACCCGTTTGGGCTTCAAGGGCTTTCCACGTAAGCGTATAGTTCTGCTTCAGCGGGAAAAGCGTAGGGTAGTAGTAGGGCTTGAGGTCGTAGGTGTTAATTACGCCCTGCATGTCGCGCTCTACCAAACCCACCATAAGCGTCTGTATCATAACTTACTGCCTTTCTGTTAAATTAACACTATGCCCTTCAACTCGCTAAGAATAGCGGAAGAAATGGGCGGGATAACACTCTCTTTGAACTGGCCAATAGTTACCGCGCTTACGAGGTGGTTTTCCAAAGCCTTAACGTCGTAATTGTCGCCCGTAAGTGCCTTCGGCTTGTACTTGAAGGCTGCGCCGCTGCTGGCGTGTTCTGCGTCTGCAAGCATGATAACTGCATCCTTGGAAATCGCGCCTATCGTGGTGCCGATGGTGATGGTGTCGTAGGTTGCTTCGCTGGTCGTATCAATGGCGGTAATTGCGTATGACTTCCCGTTAAGGGTTGCCATGACGAAATCCCCGGCTTTGAAGTGGTGGCCTTTGGCTACCTTGAT